ATAGAGAATCTTTTTGGTGTTATTTTTGTAGGTGTTGGTGCTGGTGTTGGTGTCATAGTATTATCATTATATAAAAGGTGATACGCCTATCCCGCCTTCAGCGATATCGGTGTGTGGCTCTCTAAGGGCAGGGACCACGTTCTTTCAATATTCATAGTTTTAAAATGAGCCCGTTTGATTATAAGGTGGAGCTCATACCCCATGAGTTATCACGCTGCTAGCGCATAGTCCTCAAAGTAAACGTCATCGTTGGCGTTTATATTATGTGTCAGAATCCTCTTGCACGATTTCGATTCGCCCCGTCGAATCCAATTCACCCCCATGTTCTTTCCGTAATACACTATTACGCTCATCAGGGACTGTACCCCATCCAATACTTCTACTCCATTCGTTGGGTGTATAATACCAATCAGGTCGTTTATCTAATTTTTGTCCTAATCTTTCCGGCTTATCTGCCCAAGTTTTGGTGGAGGTGGTGGGTATCGAACCCACGTCCGAAACGCCTACTTTCGTACCGTCATCAGTTTCTTTCACGGATTATTTATTCAGTCGGGGAACCCCCAAAACTAATATTTAAAGAAATACCAGCAACTAATGTGCCACGGTCCCAATCAGAATCAAACGGAACAGTCAAGTTAGGTGTCAAGGTAAAACCATTGGCAACTTGCCAACCAAAACCAACACCAACTTCTGAACCAGAAAATTCTGTATCATCAACATCATAGTCTAGTGAGTAATAACTATCTAAACCGAAGATACCATAACCCACTTTCACTGTCGAATCAAAATCTGTATCATTAACATTCCAATCAAGTGATGGTGTAATTGTTGCACCCCACTGACTAAAAGATGTTTCTAAACCAACAATATTATCATCATCGGCCTGGTGGTCTAAAGAAACAGTACCACTCAGAGCTCCGAGCAATGATGTAGAATAAGAAATACCAACATCAACTGTATCACTTGTGGAAAATGACAATCCATTATGGCTGGCGGCAAATTTATTCCCGTCTTGGTCAAATGTTACTGCTGTCTTACCTGTACTTACTGTAAGATCATGTTCCCAAGACGTTGTGACTGCCATAGCACTTAATGGTGCCATACATAACAACGCTACTAAAGTTTTTTTCATCGATTTCTCCTTTGTTGTAAAAAAACTACATCTGTGTGTTTTTAATCACACCACTGATTTATATTTATATTATATCACAATCGTATATCTAGATTCTCGTAGAATTGATCCATCATAGTCTCAAGTTTTTCTACAAAATCTTTAGTTTTCCTTTCAAATATCTGTACCTGGCCATCTTCAGCTACCATCATAATCACAATGTCATCAACAGCTATACCTGTATGTTCTTCATACATTGATGCATAGGCAGTACATTGGATAAAGTAATCATCAATCCATTCTTCCTTCTTTGGTGTTGTAGTAGTTTTGAAATCTACCACTGCCAGAGTATCACCATACACCCCAATAAAATCACAACGACCTGCAACTTTATATTTTGGTGAATACATACTTTGTTCTAGAAGTACTGGCTTTCTTGGAATCTTCTCATCAAAATAAGGCCTCATTTCCTTAAACATACAATATGCAAGAAAATTCTTTTGTTTATGTTCCTCTTCTAACTTGGTATTGAAACTCACCTTATCGTGTATTGTAAACATATCTTCACATATGTTATGAAAGGCAGTGCCACGACGAGCAGCCTTACCAGACACAAGACGAGCTTGTTCTTCACCAATACGCTCACGCCATGCTTGCAAACCTTTCTGCTTGCCTTTCTGTTTACCTAGAACGGTAGTAATAGATGGATACTTATTACCATCAGGCGCTTCATAGAAACGCATACCTTCATGGGTATGGACAACAAGTTCTGGGAATTCAAAATTTTCTGTATTCATAATATAATTATACTCTAGTTAGAGATTAAAGTCAAGCACTATCAGATTTAATTCCCATATTTGTTTTGGCAATTAAATAGGATCTTACTAAACCACTACGAATGATATCTCCGATACCAAACTCTATCACTTCAAATTCATCCATACCATCTAGAATAACTTGAAAATTATGATAACCGTCTTGTTCTCCATTATTCTTTCTAAGGTCTGATTGTGTCATATCTCCAGCAAACATTATCTTACTGTTCTGACCAACACGGGTCATAATAGTATCTAACTCTTGAAACAATAAATTAGATGCCTCATCTACTATAATAATAGACCTATCAAATGTTTGACCCCGTAAAAAAGAAGTTGAATAAAATTCCAAGCTACCTTGTCCGACTAGTTTATCATACAACTGTGTAAACTCCTGTTCGTTTGGCATCTCAAAAAGATACCTGACTAAAATTCTATAAGGATCCTGATATAGGTTAGCCTTCTCATCTAATGTGCCTGGTAGAAAACCAATATCTCTAGATGGTAATAATGATCTTACTATAATAACCCTATCATATGGCGAACTCTTATCTAATACTTCCTTGAAAGCTAAGTGTAGTAATATAAAAGTTTTACCAGTACCAGCAGACCCAGTTAAAAATAAATTCTTATCTTCACTATAGGCCGCAAAAGCCTTTTGCTGAGCAGCACCAACAGGTTCTATTGCTACTAAATTTTGGGATGTAATATACAATTTTTTATGCCTACTCAAAGAATAGTCCTCCATTTAACATTAATGAACTATTTATTTTAGAAGTATCTTAGACATCTATAATACTCTTCGGATTATTTGCTTTAATTCTCCGCAATACATCTTTCCATCCATCAGATGTGCCATGGCCACCACCTTGGCCTGAATGATCTCTACTAGAAATAATAGAGTTGCGATTAGGTGTAAACATCACAATCCAACCCTCTTGTTTGAGCGTTTCCATATCAGCAACAGTACAACTTACATCTTCAGCTTTTGCTGTCTCAGGATTTATCATTCTATATTCCATTATCGTTGCACTATCTGCCAAGAACCATCAGATTGACGGCAGGCAGTTCCGTAACCTTCTTCTGGATAACCACCAACATAAATGGTCTGTACAAACTCACGACAAGGAGCACCATTAGGGGCAGTGTATGTTTGAGTTGGTACTACCGACCCACTATTACCACTGTTAGGATTCTGCCACTGACCTACTGCGTTGTTAGGTGCGGTTTCTAATGTGTGTTGTACTGTCTGACCTAATAGTAATTTGTCACGTTGGTCTAACTGTTGGCCTATATTATTACCTATCAATGCACCAGCACCTACACCAAGAACTGTCCACCAATCTTTATTACTAGAATTTTTACCCAACCCGTAAGCTAATGCACCACCTGTAAGAGCGCCTAGTGCTGTACCAGTTTCCATTTTAGTTGCACAACCACTAATCAGCGGAAGTGTCACCAGCCCAACTAACATTAACTTCTTCATTTACATCTCCTTCAAAAATTTATGATTTCCAATTATAGCAGTAACTTCCATATCTATTGCCCACCAAGGCTGTACATTTATACTATGGTAGTGTGTTGCACCGTTTGTTACATCTTTCTCTGTATGTGCTATAAGAAACATATACACAGATTTCATCCACAATCTTCTTTGATACTTTGATCCTAATGGTATTTTATCACTCTTACCATCATGAGTCCAAGAAAATTGTTTATGTTGCCATACTACATCACAGATTGTATCAGGCCATCTTTTATCCTTTACTCTATTTAGAACTACTTGACTGACAGCAACCATCCCTATACCAGGCTCACCTTGACTTTCAAAATAAACATTTTGAGAACCACAGTATATTTCTTGTCTATCTTTATGGTCTGTCTTTTCAAAATCTAAAGTATATGCCTGACTTAATACTGTCATTACAGCAATAATAATACTCATAGATGGTGTCATTACCTTCCCTCATGAGGTTTAAAATCTGTAAGTTGTCGTGTGTCTTGTGGATCAAAAGTTTGCATTCCAACATGCTCAATACCCAAATGATGTATAAAGATAATCAACTGACGCTCTTCTAACTCCATCGAATATAATTGTCTAGCAGTAATGTGGGACCAACTCTTGAGAGAAGTAGCATAACCTTCCGGTCTTCCTTCATCATCAAACCATTCTCGTTTAGGGCATTTCTCGGACATATTCTCAGCTATCAATCGAACCTGCCAATCTGCCCAGAGCCCTTCAGCCACGTTCTTCAGCCTCTGCCTGTGCCATACCATGTTGAAGTAAGGCACGGTCAATTATAGATTTATTCTCGTTATACCAAGCATTAGTTTCTTGAAAATAATTCATAAGATATTTAGCTACATTTAATATAGCAGGACCTTCTTGTCGCATTGCCTGCCAACAAACCTCAAAGTCTAAATTTCCATTCTTATCCTTCTCCAAAGTATCAGCTTCTAATAATCTCTCTTGAAAAGACTTAATGATTTCTGCACAAGTTTCTTTGGAATACATATCAAACTCCTAAATTGTCATTTGACCAATCTGGTGCATTTCCATTTCTTCGATCTCTTGAAGCTTATCTCTCGCCTCAGCAATAATCTGCATCTGACTATCTACTGATGAAAGGATATCAGGATGTTCTGCAACACCAGCTGGGTGCTCTAAATACACCTGTACATTAGCACGGGCACAATCCATATCTGCCTCATACCTTCTTCGTAACGCCATTACTATCTGTTGACTAAGCATTCAATTTCTCCTCAATATAGTCACATGCTTCTTTCACTGTATGTATGTCAGTAGCATCAATATCCAAAATCTCAATATCAAATTCATCCTCCAATGACATCACCAATTCTGCTGTGTCTAAAGAATCGGCGCCCAAATCAAGACTAAAATTTGATTCAGGATTCAGCTGACTGTGCCACTTAATTCCCAATACTTGGGTAGTTACTTTTATAACTCGTTCTTCTATATTATTCATAATACCACTCTGCAAATTCTTCATAAAGTTTATTTTCTAAACGATAAGCCTCCTTCTCCCAAGGCTGTTCGCTATACTTAATATTTCTAGAATATCTTTTAGACTTCCACTGTACCGAACCAGTTGCATAATCACACAATTCACCCCTCACAAATTGTTTGAGGTGTACCATCTCATGTGCCAACCATGTAAGAATCTGATCTAAAGGATGCTTCATAGAGGCATCGAGTTCAATTGCAAATTCACGTGGACGATTAAGGTTATCATCACTGACATGACAATACCCATAAGCCTGTTCTTTCTTCTTTAACTCCCTTGTTAATTTAATCTCTAGAATTATATTTTTAGACATTCGTTTGCCTAACAACTTCTCTCCATAAAACTCTGCAGCATTACCTAACGCACAAAACAATTCTTTATTCTGTTTACGATATCCCTCAATGTACAGGTTCATCATCCTCAACCTTTTCAAAGATATACTGCAATACTGGAGTTGGTTTTCGTTCCTCAGATCGCAAAGGCCCAAAACTAGGACCCAGAATCAATTTACGACATTTCTCTAGATCATCTGGGCCGTGCTCAGATATCACTGCTTTTAGATCCGGGGTCATAATCTTATAACCTATCACTTTTGGTGTAATTACCGCCATATTAAAACTCCTATTTGTGTTAATATACTATCTATTATACACTATATTGAGTCCAATTACAAGAGCTATAAGTCATTGATTTATAAGGGAAAGGGAAAATAATTTAATAATATCGTCTATAATAGTCAATAAATGCTCTATATTAGAGCATTCTTATATGGTAATATAATGTTCTAACTATTTACTTGGGTTCAAAGTTTTCAGTCCATCCAAATGCATCACAGACACATTTTGCGGTTAATCCTTTATAGGTTCTACTCAATAATTTATCCTTTGCTAAGATAACTAGGTTAGCTTCATTTTTATGTAATCCTTCCAACATCTGAATAAACATAATCTCTCTACGAGCGGTATTGATATTATTATTACCTATCACCTCATCCATACCAATTCTGTCACGATTCAGTTTAACATAGTTATGACAATTTCGCATTTCTTGTAACAGGGTAGTGTGCTCAGTGCCTTCGGGAGCATCATTCTCTATGAACGGAACATCACCTTTAGGTAACATCCATTCTATATTAGGATTTATTGCTGCATTCAAAAACATCTCAAGTGAGGGTGTTCTATATTCACGCAGCACCGCCATCTTTTTATTTTTATCTTTTGCGTTATTTACTTTAGTGCAAATCTCGGCAAAGGATGGTTCATATGTTCGTTCTGGCATATCAGAAATCTCCTATTGAATCTATCAATTGTGTTAGTTTGTTTTCTATAAAATATGTTAAGAGGTTAGCCCTATTACCAACTTTAACACTATTATACTCTTTAGATATCTCTATCGTGATATCCTTTGGTATTTTTCCTAAATCTATTAAAGTCTCATTTCTCTGCCAATTACGAATCCAAGTATCTTTTGGACATTTGGCTAGTTGATAAACTTTGTCTGGTGTGAATCTTTCTAGTGCCTCTGTGATATTTCCAATAACAACTTTTCGCATTGGCTTCTGTCTTTTTTCAGATAAAAATGAATCATCAGGTGAAAGTATATTAGGAATACCATCACTGCGATCACCTTTCAAAATATGTTCTCTTAAATAATTAACAGGGTCTTCATTACTAATCATCTTCTTGGCAACCGGACTAAATTGATCTACACTAAAACTATGCAACTGAATAAAATCTTTATCTGACGAAAGAATTAAATATTTATCTTCTACTTTATTTAAAACTAGTGTTGCAATAATATCATCTGCCTCAGCACCATAAACCTCTAATACCTTATAAGGGAAATGTTCTCTTAACTCATCACGAATATTATTCAAACAATTAAAGATAACATCCCAATCATGACCTGTAGTCTCACGTTCTCTTTTACGATTAATTTTATAATTCGGAAAGTAATCACGGCGCCAGTAGTGTTTACTGTCACAGCAGATTATCAATTCACCATACTCCTCATGGAATCTAGAACGATAATAACGTAGGCCATTCAATATCAAATGACGAACCAATGTCTCGCTCAGCTCTTCACCCCTACTAAGTGCCACCATCACACTACCAATCGCAATTTGGTTGAAGTCTACTAAAATCATAATATAATACTCTTATGGAGCCACCACCAGGAATCGAACCCGGGACATCCTCATTACAAGTGAGGTGCTCTACCGGCTGAGCTATAGTGGCAAAATTTACTCATTACATAATAATAACATACTATCTAAAGATTGTCAATAGTTTTTCTTATTAATCATCACACCATATCCAATGTTTTTCTATTGGATATTGCTCGGGATTTTTATATTTTCTGGTATAGTGCCATCCTCTTTGTTTATAAGAAGAATTATACATTCCTAAAAGGTGATGATCATATTCCGCCTTACTCATCTCCACATTATTATCAATCCAATACTTTTGCATATGTTCATCTGGAAATTCAATCTGTAATTGTCTCATCATAATTTGGCAGTCTCCAATTTTCAAGTTTTACAAAACCTTCATTGTCATAAGCAGGTACTAGAGTTTTCCATTTTATTTTATGCTCTTGATCTTTACCATAAAATAAATCCAACCATGTTGATGTATCAAAATAAGTTACAATACTTTTTAAATACCCCTCACGATTAAACAATTCTCTCCTCAAATTTCGTTCTTCTTTACCACTCGCCTTACGAATAAGAGGTTTTAATTCCTTTACACGATCTTTATTATGTTTTTCCCATTCTTTAACATTCTTAACACTCAGATAATTATCATCAGGTAAAGCTTTTACATCTTCATGTATATTTTTATAGGTAGGTGGTTTCTTGGCAGCACGTGCCTTCGCCATTTTATCTTCTATATTTGGCATGATGATTTACCTTGATAATTAATGACACCTTCATTCATCAAAAACTCAACCAAATCATAATAACGCCCAATTCGTTTACCATCAATCACAACTACAGGTAGACGGCGAACAGTTTCACCCACTAGATTAGAAATATAATCTATGGAATCATTTTCTTCAAACACCTGCACAGAAAACTTTAAACTACTTTTTTCAAGCAAGTTTAAAATGTCTAAAGCAGACTTATCAAATTTATCATATACAAACAACTCAACATTCATTATTTTATACAGGAATACGCCTAATATATAGCTCTCCCTGCCTCTTTTGTTCTTTCTTTTGAGCTAACTCTTTCGCTAACTTTCTTTTTGTGCTAGATTTAACATAGTGCTCACGTTTTCTAACTTCATTAATAATATCTTTCTTTTCTACTGTTTTTTTAAAACGTCTAAACAGAGAATCAAAAGATTCTGTTCTATGTTTCTTTTTTACCACGATCACCTCTCCTCATTATAAATTTGTTTTTGGTTTAAAACCCTCTGGTATTTTATGACCCAAATCAACATTGTGTTGAATCCAATCAGGTTCAGTCATACATTTATATTCTAAAATTTCACCCATGCCTCTAAAAGTATTATGTATATAATACTCCATCTCCACTATTTTTGAAGGTATGACTGCATTACATTGCTCCACAGTCTCAAAAGGCACCACATCTTGCAACCACCCTGTAGGTGGAATTGCATTGAGCATTGCAAGGCTTACAAGAATTGATAAGAAAAACATTACTTTTTATCCTCTTCATCAGATTTTCCTTGAGCCCTCTTACGATAATCTATTTTCTGTGCAGCTTTAGTAACTCTAATAATAGATTGTATATCATCAGGATGTTTCAACTGCTTTCTTAATGATTGTTTAACGGCCGCCGCTGTTTTTGCAGGAACATAAAATGGAGGAATACCTTTAATTGTAACCTTAAATTCCAAATCTTCCTTTACATCATACATAGCTTTTGCTGCTTTGCGTCCTTTACCCTTCGGGGCTAAGGACATATCTTCTTTCTTAGCAGCTGCCTGTTGACGTTGATATCGTGCCTCTCTTTCGTCGTGTTGTTTCTCACTACGTTTCTGGGCTTCTCTATCTTGTTTCTTGGACTTTGCCCACTCTGTCTCCTCATTAGGACCATAACCTTTAGGGGTTACGTCTTTACTTTTTCGTTTAACTTTACCGGCAGCCATGCGTTTGGCTGCTTCTGGATTTGGATTACCTTTCTTGTCTAAGAATTTAGAAAGGTGAGGAGGTAAATTAGATTCACTTTTTGCTGCAGCCGCTTTACGTTCTCTCTGTTTTTTTAAAATATCTTGAATTTTCTTTGCAGCTTGTCTTGTATCTATTACCGGTTTCTTTTTCTGTGCATCGTGGTGAGCAACTGCCTTTGCAGTATGTTTCATAGATGTAGACTTACGATCTTTTTCAGGATCAGGATGCCAAGTGTCTACCGCTTCATCTTTCTGCGCTATCCAATCTTTGTGAGAAGTATCTGGATGAACTTCATCACAATTATGCTCTTCAGCAGTAGGACGAACTTTACTACGAGTTGCCTGAGCCTCATCATCACGGTCTAGATCATTTTGTTTCTTTTTCTTTGCAAAAG